CTGGAAATCGGTGACAGAAACCTACTACGGGTAAATTTGAAAAACGGCAGGTAGCACTGCCGGTTTTCCCTGTTAACGATATGCGCTAGTCTGAGTGTCTCCGCAACACGAGGAAATCCATGGAACACCCTGCAATTGCGTCCCAAATCTGGGATAAAAAATACCGTTTCAAAAAAGCGGACGGAACCTCAATCGACCAGACCGTTGAAGACACGTGGTGGCGTATTGCCAACGCTCTTGCAGTCCCGGAAGGCAAAAACCAAGCAAACATGGACGGCTACGCTGGTGATTTCTATTCTGCCCTGGAAAACTATCAGTTCCTTCCGGCAGGCCGCATTACCGCTGGCGCTGGAACCAGCCGTCAAGTTACCCTGTTCAACTGCTACGTCATGGGCACCATTCCTGACAGCATGGATGGCATCTTCTCGATGCTGCGGGAAGCCGCTCTGACCATGCAGCAAGGTGGCGGGATCGGCTACGACTTCTCCACGCTCCGCCCGAAAGGCGCTGAGGTAAAAGGTGTGGCAGCAGACGCCTCGGGACCTCTGACGTTCATGGACGTGTGGGATGCAATGTGCCGGACAGTCATGAGTGCAGGTGAACGGCGCGGTGCTATGATGGCAACCATGCGTTGTGATCACCCTGACATTGAAGACTTCATCACTGCCAAGAAGGACAGTGCCCGTCTCCGCATGTTCAACCTCTCAGTGCTGGTGACTGACGACTTCATGGAAGCGGTTCGCACTGGTTCAGAATGGCGCCTGCACTTCGAGAACCAGCATGGCAAGACGTTGATGGAGCGGATAGTGGGTGCCCGCGAACTGTGGGACAAGATTATCCAGACCACCTACGACGTGGCCGAACCAGGGGTCATCTTCATCGATCGCATCAACCAGCTGAACAACCTGGGCTACTGCGAAACCATTGCGGCAACAAACCCCTGTGGCGAACAGCCCTTGCCGCCTTACGGTGCGTGCCTACTGGGATCAATTAACTTGTCCCGCATCATCGCTGCCGCCTTCACCAATCAGGCTTCGTTGGACCTCGACCACCTTGACAGATTGGTCGCAACGGCAGTGCGGATGATGGACAACGTGGTCGACGTTTCTCTATTCCCTGTGCCTCAGCAGAAAGAGGAAGCTCTTGCCAAGCGCCGTATCGGTCTTGGTGTGACCGGTGTTGCCGATGCGTTGGCGATGTGCCAAATCAAGTATGGCTCTGACAAGGCTGTCGCCACGATCAACGAGTGGATGGAAGCAATCGCTCTGTCAGCCTACTCTGCCTCGATTGAACTGGCCAAAGAGAAAGGCCCGTTTCCGCTCTTCAACGCTGAAGGCTTCCTGCGCAAAGGGTCATTTGCGGCAGAGAGGCTTCCCATCGAAATGCAAGACGATATTCGGGAGCATGGTATTCGCAATGCCCTCCTGACATCCATCGCACCGACCGGGACGATCAGCCTTTATGCTGGCAACGTCTCGTCGGGCATTGAACCAATCTTCGCCTATGGCTACACTCGCAAGGTCACACAGGCGGATGGCAGCCGAGTGGAAGAGGAGGTGGTGGACTACGCCGTTGCCCTTTACCAGGAGATGTATCCTGGCGAAGAGCTTCCTGACTATTTCACCAACGCACAGGAACTTAATCCTGAAGCTCACCTTCGTATGCAGGCGGCCGCTCAGCACTGGGTTGACAGTTCCATCTCAAAGACCATCAACGTCCCCGAGGACATTGACTTTGAGGGCTTCCGCGATGTCTATGAAGAGGCCTATCGTCTCGGCTGCAAGGGCTGCACGACTTACCGTCCCAATGACGTGACTGGGTCAATCTTGGAGGTCAAAAAGCCCGAGGTGATCAAAGAGCCAGGACGGCCAACCAACATCAGCCACCAGGAAGAACGCCCTAAGGTTCTCACTGGCGAAACCTATAAGCTGAAGTGGCCAAATGAGCCCCATGCCTTCTACATCACCTTCACTGACAAGGTAGACATGAAGACCGGGCAGCGTCGCCCGTTTGAGGTATTCATCAACTCTAAAAACGTGGAGCACTACCAGTGGATCGTTGCTCTGACCCGCATGGTCTCTGCAGTGTTCCGTCGTGGGGGCAATGTGTCGTTTGTCGCTGGCGAGCTTCGCGAGGTCTTTGATCCCAAGGGCGGCGCCTGGATGAGCGGAAGTTATGTTCCGTCTCTGCTGGCGGCCATCGGGAACATTGTGGCGGACCATATGACCGCAATTGGCTATGGCGATTTCAAGGGAGCCATCGTCGACCAAGAACGTGCAGGCGGCCCAATAAAGGTGGAAGTCCAAGTTGTTGGTGCAAATGGCCCTGAGGCAGTAATGCCTCCGCGCCATCAGTGCCGTGACTGCGGGTCCTTCAATATCAAGAAGGAAGGCGGTTGCGAGGTGTGCAAGGACTGTGGTTCCAGCAAGTGTGGCTAATCGCCGACGCCGAATGATCGAAGCCCAGGTGACTTCCATAGTCCCCCGGGCTTCTCTGTCTGATCTGTGTGGCTTCGGTGCACGTGGCCTAGGCGGTTAAGCGCTGTTCTGGTGCCGAATAGTCTGCCGGAAGCTGTTCAACTAAGGTGCCAAGTTTCTCATCGCTGCAAAGGTCAGTATAGCCTAGTCGGTCTTGCTATTTTTTGGCAAAATGGGCCAAGATGGCATCCAGGCGTTGGTTGGTTTGGGTGGCAGAAGAGCGCATTTCGCTGCTAAGCGCCTTGATGCTTCCGTCAAGGCGCATGATGTGGCCATCGAGGTCAATCCGACGGACATATTCGTCCTTGATTTTGGCCATCTGCTCGTTGGTCTTTTCAGAGCTATCTTGAATGGCTTTTATCGAGCCTTCGTGGCTCTTTGCAATCAAGCCCAAAGTATAACGGTCCCTTGCAATAATACCGCCAATGAGAGTGACAAGACCGAGGCCCGTTGAAATTATCCAAATAGCCTCGTCCGTCATCACATCTTCCTTCACTAAACCTTAGGTTGTATGATAATGTGAAGGCAGCCCGGAGTAAACCGCCTGTGTTACTGGTGGCACAGAACGCCGGTTGGTGACACTATTGAGTGTCACCAGTCCCTAGGACTACGTCAAGTGTGGCATTGTGTTCGTTCACCAAACCTGTATGCCGGCTTCGGCAATTGAGAAGGTTGCGCCTGTCAACCAGCCAGTAGTCTTCCACTTCTGATTGGGAAAGCTCGCGATCTGGCAGACGGACAGGACGCGGGCACGCCTGGGTAAGTGACGCAGGGGCCCGTTGAATGTTAAGCTCCTCAACGGAGGGTGTTGAGGCGCTGCACGCTCCCAGCACCAAGGGCAGGCCGATCAGCATTAGGGTCTTCATTTGCGAGTCTCCTCAATTCATCAACCTCCAAGTTGAGTTGTTCCAGTTCAGCCAACCGTTGAGCCTCAAGTGTGGCAAGCTCAGCCTGGGCCTCGCGCAAGTCGGCGTTCAGATCGTTGATGGCTTCCCGTTGAGCAGCGCGCTCCACCGATTTGCCATCGGCACGACCTTTCAGGTATGCACCACCTGTGATCGTGCCGATAATGGCCAGAGCGGCAAGCAGGACATAAATCCTATTCATCGAACACCTCCGGTGGCCTCTGTTGCGGCGGCAGCTAGGATCGTATCTGCTTGGCCCAGCTGTCCATTCCGAAGGCCGCGGCCGCAAAGCCATAGACCCACACCGCAAGTCCTGTGGCCAGCGTCACAAGATTAGCCAGGTCGCGCTGAGGATTGGTAACGGCAATATAGCATACGCCCATTACCAGCGCCCAATGCAGAACCAGCTGAACTGTGGCGACTTCGCGTTTGTAGGTCTTTGGCTTTACCATCTCAGGCCTCATTTTTGCTTGCCGCCTCAGCCGAGGCCATCCAGGGCAGGACAACGGGCTCGCGGTCATAGGTGGAGGGCCAGCGGAAGCTATTGGCCGTGAAGCGGGACTTGTCGATCGGGGAAACGCGAATGCGATTGGACTGGTTTCCGCCCAAGCAGTAATAGCGACTAGAGTCCTGGCCGACCAGGAACGCGACGTGTCCCCCAGATGGGCGTTTGATAGAAATTACACACCCATATGTTGGTTCAGTGGGCCGGCCCCATTTTTGCCAGTTAAGAGCCCAGTATGGGTTCTGCGGAATTGGCTCGTTGGGCAGGGCCAGACGGATTGGCGTTTCTACCGCGTCACCGCACCAAGGGTAAACTGACGGGTCTCCGAGGGCATGACCATCTGAAGCCAGCCAGCGGCGAAGACCATCGTTGTCATACACCTCGTGCATGTTCATCATCCGGCGAATTTCTTCCATCCAGGGAAGTTCTTTGATACCGTGCTGGCCACCAAAGTCAAGTTTGCCCTGGTGCAACATTTCCCACGTTTTGGGACCGACGTATGCCCGTGCCCGAAGGCCCGTCGAACGCTTGAAGGCAATAATCGCCGAGGCAGTGTGCGGGCCATATGCACCGTCGATCGGCCCGGGATCAAACCCAAGCTGATGAAGCTGCGTTTGAATGGACCGCACTTCAGTGATGGCCAGAGCAGAGTTATCTGTAGCAGTGAATGGCATTACAATTGTCTCCATTATGATGTGGCCGCGCCTAGTTGTATATACTGAATTGATATTCTAACCGCGCCAGCAGTGAAGTTTCCGCCATTTGCCGTGACGGTAACTGAAGTATCAGAGTAAAAAACTGTTGGTCCTATTACCCCGATATTTGAGGACGCAGCTGCCACTCCCAAGGTTCCGCCATAAGCGTCTACTGTTCCGCCAGTTGGCCCGCAGTCATAGGAAGTAGCTCCGGTGATAAGTGTTGTCGTCCTAGTCGAAACGCCAAGCAGAATGCAGCGCGCAGGGATAACTATGGTCGTGGCTACGGAAGCCCCAGATAGACCAGTTAATTCTTCTTCGGCTATGCCCATTTCTAAAGTAGCACCTGCCGCACTAATAACACGGGGAGTAGCCGACAGAATTGCCCAAGACGAACCTGAGTAGCGATATGCCTCGCCTTCGTCTTCAATCCAGCAAAGCCAGCCATTATTTGGAGGAAAGAAAATCCAGCCATCGCCATCATAGGTGGCCACCTGGTTCTCTTTACCAAGCCAGCTGCCTGTGGCAGAGCCTCCCACAATATAGCTGTCACCAAGCACGGGACTGCCAGGAGGTGCAGACAAGTCCTTGTCCAGCACGGCAAGTTGAACCAGGGTATCCAGAGTGAACAGAGCCTCGTTAAAGGTCACATGCTTCTGGGACTGACTGGCGGTCATTTCCGGAATGAGCAGCTTGGTAGTGGTCATCTTACAATCGTCTCCTCTGCAGGAATGCCGCGTCCAACCGCTGTGCTCATCTGATAAACCCTATACTTGATAGAGGTCGTCTGAGCGGAGCCAAAGTCAGTCACCTGCATTGCGTCAGTGTAAGTATATGCCGGCGTTGTCAGGCCTGTAACCTCGCGAACGACGGTAGAACCGTTGAGAATTTCCAACTCGTATTCTTCAACTTCTTCGTTGAGCGGAACACTGGCCAATTCCCATGGATCGCCATCAAAGCGCGTGCGACGGAACCAGCTAAGGGCAATGTCGTTATTGGTATCAAGGTCCCACTTAGCTTTCAGCTGGGTCGGAGCATAGGGCTTCTTTGCCATAGCTTCATGAGTGAAAGTTGTCTCCAAATAAGAGTTGTCGTCTTCGAGGGCTTTATAGCCACTGCCGAAGCGAAGGTTGTGGGACACGTCACGATCGCCCGCAGTAAGCGGGAGATAAGGAGCCGTTGACGGATTGATGGAGAACTGGTTCTCAAGCAGCACAAAGGCATTGCCTGTGGAGAAGGTAGCTTCGTTCATAACCCATTCAGTGCCAAGCTGGCCCCGAATAAGATCAGAGAGCACATAGTTCCCGGCACCGTCCAGCGTTGCCGTTTTGTATTGGAATAGCTCCCAGTGACCACTGTCATTCTGCATAGCACAGATATTGTCCCCATTGAGGACGCGAACGTCGCTAGTCACAGAGGACAATGTTCCGCCCAGCAGGTCAACTGTGATGGTTTGGTTCCGAAGCCACACTCCAGTTTTACCGGTGCCAACGTCACTGGCCAGGTAGCCCATAACGTTTTCCAAGTTGAGGCTTCGCTTCAACAGCCAGTCCTCTACACCAACATCTGGGTCCTCGTCCTTGTAGACGGCAACAGTGCCAGGCCAGGGGTCAGCATAGGTTGCAAGCCTCGGCGACCAGGAAGACGGTTCGTCACCCGAATAGAGCGGAATGTCTAGAATGAACAACTCAGGGAAGCCAGGCACCTGCGTGACAATACCAGACTTGATCTGCTGCGGATAGACAGGCAGCTGATAAAGGCTGAGGTCAAACGACTGGAAAGAAATCTCCTGGAACTCGCCCATGTCGATTGACTGGATACGCGCTTGGCCAATTCGGTCGCCAACAGGGAATGCGATGCCATCACCTGGATCAAGACGGAAGAACGAAGGTGGCAGGTTTAGGGCGCCACTTTCCCGGGCAACCCAAGATTGGTGCAGGATACTGTCAGCCAGCCCGCGAACATAGTCGGGAGCCATAGACTGCGGAAGTCTGATGGAAGAGGTTTCTTTGTTGGTTGTCTGATGGCGTTTGGCATCCAGCGATGAGACCTCATAGTCGTTGTCCGCATCAATGAAGTCCACAATTACCCGCTTGGGCAATTCGGTGTTCTGGGTGCGAGTAATGGTGAAGCCAGTAGGATCACGGTCACTGGAGACAAAGTCATCAGTTTGAAGGACAGTCAGGCTGGTAGACGCTTTGAGGGCAAACTTGATCTTGCCTTCGCTTTCGAAGGCGTCAAACTGGTAACCAATCATAAGCGAAGCAATGGCATCGCGAGGAGCCGTTATACTATCAAGGAAGTAGCCTTTCACAAGACCTTGGATGCCATTAAGCTGCGTAACATCAATGTCCATTACACCGACAGACGCACAGAGCTTCTCGATCAAGCGGGGCAAAGCCGGGTAGGCAATGCGACCGGTCATCCAGTGCCCATAACGCCATAGCGCGCCGTCACTCCAAACGTCAAGACGGTTGGGGTAATCCGGGAACGGACGGGCATCCCAGCACCAAATAAACATGTTGCCAATATCCAGCATTCCCGGAGGGGAGTTATCACGCCAGTATTGCAGCATTGCCTCAGCATAAACGCGAGAGATGTATTCGTCTTGCTGCCCTGTCGAGTAGTAAGGGAAGAAGCTCTCAGACGACTTGGGATCATAGAAGGCGTTGGGCTGGTTTGTTCCCTTGTCAACACAGGGGCAACCAAACTCAGTGAACCAGATCGGCTTTGAGCTTGGAGTGTATACCGTTGGAGAACCACTTTCAGTTCCACCAGGGCGGTTATAGTGGCCTTCCTGCCACCAGCTACGAATGTCCTTCTGCCGGAATACCCAAGGCTTGCCAGCACCGTCTGTGATCGGCGTCCTGGTTTGGCTGTCACGATCTGCTTGGCTGGCATAATACCAGTCAAAGTATTCGCCGCCCTCGATATTTGACTTCAAGTAATCGATGTTGTGCGGAGTAGTAATGCCATTGTCCGCGTCATAGTCAAGATGAGTGGAACCATCACGCCAGTCAGACACTGGGAGATAATTGTCAATCCCGATGAAGTCAATGTTGGCATCTTCCCAAAGCGGGTCAAGATGGAAGTAGACGTCATTGGAGCCGTCGCTAGGACGGTGCGAATGGTATTCCGACCAGTCTGCAGCATATGACACCTTTGTCCCAGCGCCCATGGTTGTGCTCACAGTTGCCGCCAAAGACTTCAACTGAGTTACTGCAGGATAGGTTCCGGCGCCCGATCTGATGGTCGTAGTGCCAACCATCTCAGTGCCGATCAGGAAGGCATCAACTCCGCCAGCATAGTTACAAAGCTCCGCGTAGTGCTCAACCATATTGTTGAAGCCCCACGTTCTAGTGAAGAATGTATTGACCTGTGTGGCCGCGGTGGCAGTCTTATCGACTGACCCGGCAAAGCCCGCCGCCGGGCTACAGGTGATCCTGCCGCGCCAGGGGAAGACTGGCTGACCGACGTCGACTGCGTTGTCACTATACGGATCAGGCAGCGTGTTGCCCTCTTCCACGTGCATGAAAATGAACGGGTAAAAGATGACCCTGTGGCCACGTGCTTTCAGCCATTGAATGGCTTCAATGACTACATCATCTGAGGGCGTCCCGCCATAAATAGGATTGCCTTCGCTGTCACGGCCTACCTCAGGAATATCGGCGTCAGAACGGACTTTACCAGCCACGTTCCATTCGCGTGGGGTTACAACGCCATTCCGCTCTTTGTATTCAACATAGGGCTTGATTTTGCATTCACCAATCCGCAGATCATCCCCAAACCACCCGACGACCAACAGCACGGCGTCAAGATTTGGTTGGAACAACTCCAACTGGGTCATAGAGCGGACAAAATCGGTGTCACCCTGCTGGTTGTGCATGTTCATGTAAACTGCAGGGGTGTTATTGCCACCGCGGGCGGGCAGTGGCAAAGCTGAGCCGTTCCAGCTGTCAAAGACAGAGCCAGGGTAAAAGTTGCCAAGCACATTGCTTGAGGCGTTCTGAAGGGTATAGACGTCTGTCCCATACACAAATTCGCCAGAGCCTGGGATCAAGCAGAAGGAACGAGCAATGTTGGAAATATCGTCCGGGTCACTGGTTTCAATGGGCGCAATGATTTCGGCCGTGATCTGAGGGATACGGTTGCTATAGTCCGCCAGTTGGAAGTCTTCGAAAACAATGTAGGTGGTCCCACGGAACGCTGGAGTGGCTCCCGGGCCTTCGATGCTTTGGATAACAGAGTCAGGAGCTTGGGTTTCAGTGCCCTGATAGAAGGTAGTATTGACAATGGAGAGGTCAACCTCTTTGCCATCCATCCAAAGGCGCCCAAGCTGAATACGCTCGTTGCCCTCGCCAAATGCCACGGCAAAGGAAGCCGAATAGGAATAGGTAGTGGTCTCAACTCCTTGACCGCCACCGCCCTTGCCACCAACTTCCTCGCTTTTAGTTGTCTTTGTCTCCTTAAAGCGGGAGGACCAGATGAGGTTGCCCCCAACTCGCATGATGCCATAAAGTTGGCCCACCGTCGCCCCCTCGGTGGACTGCATAACGGTGATTTCTTGAAGACGAGGGCCCTCGTTGCGAATAGCCGGAGTAAGGGCTGCAATGATGACGCGGTCTACCATACCACCAACAAAGGCACCAATTGAACCGCCGATGGACGCAGCAGTCAGGGTAGCCCCAAGAATGGTAATACCACCCCCGATACTAGCGCCGATCGCTGTGCCTACAAGTCCGAGGGCAAGAGTAGCCATCCTCTAGTCCTTAACCTCCGGGAATTTGAAGGCTGCAATGACCTTCGGCTCCCACCGTTCACCAAGGGTCACCTCATAGACCTCTCGGCCACTATGGGAATGAACCATATCTGTTTCGTTGGTCATGATGCCACAGTGCCATGCCACCAGCTTAGGGTGGGTTCTGAACACCAGAACGACAGCAGGCCCCCGAGTTTCCTTGGGGACCTCAACCAAGTATGCCCGGGCCGCTTCAAGCATGGTCTCGCGACCGGAGGTTTTGCGTGGAGGACGGCCCTTGTAGTTGGGCGTGTTCACCATAGCCCCAGTAATTTCTGCATGAACTCCCCGAAGAAGGCCCAGACAATCGCAACCACGGCCCTTAACTGCCGCCATGTTATGATACGGCGTGCCGATCCAGGAGCGAGCCAGCGTTACTACTTCTTCCGCCTGCATTTAGGGCCTCCTCAGTTAAATAGCGAGCCCCCGTCCAAATTGTTGTCACCCTGTTTAGGGTAGAACAGCAACATGTCAGGGCCTGGAATGAGATTGAAGCCCCGGAAGTTGGCGATATTGTTGAACTTCTCGTTGCAGGTTTCCGCGTCCTGTTTACAGCCCGCGGTAACAGTGAAGGTATCGGAGATGGCCACGTCCGCGAGCATGGGCTGCCACAACTCAAGCGTAACAACTCCACTGGTAAAGTCATGAAGTTTTACCTCTATGCCAGCAGCATTGTTGTTCCCCAAAGTCCAATTCAGGTAGCCAGCAGTGAACCAATCGTCAGCAAAGCCCGTCAGGCCGGTCGCGGTGAATACTCGGTTGCTGCTCACACTGTCAACCGTGCCCGTTCCCTTATAGACGGCGTCGTTGAGGTCGATGCCACAACGGGCATCTCCGATAATGGCATTGCAATAGCGCTGGTACTTGCGACCCACTTTCTGCTGAAGGGCATTGGACAGACCGCGCATCTCAGCAGAGAACATAACCCCATGACGCTTGACCTCGCCAATATAGCCTTTGCTCTTGACATGGCGCTCAGAGACATCGCTCCAGTTCACCCAATATACGTCCACGGTGGCATTGTCATAGTGGCCAGCAGCCAAGTCAGCCTCGTTGATGTTGCTGGAGGACAGAGCACCTTCCACCTCAAAGTTGTCCACTGCAAGGCCCATGCTGGATGCAAACTGCGAGGCAGTGAACCCAGTTGCCGCCTCGTAGGTGACGCCATCAAAGGACAAATCATTATCGTGGTCGGTAAAGCCCTGGACGAGGCCATCGTTGCGGGTGATCTTCCAGCAATAGACCATTTTGGTGGCACGGCCGTCCAGGTGGGCTTGAAGGGCCGGGCTAAGAGTTTTCATTGGTAAGCCTTATATTATGCTCGACCCTAGATTAGGGTAATGCCCGCGAGGCCCGCCAAATAGGCCATGACTTCTGCAAGGTCGTTTTCACGGCCCACGATACCGTGGCTACCCTTAAACAGTATGAGTTTGTTTAGCCAGCCATTCATTGGCAGAAACCCAACCCCAGCATCCAGGGTGCCCCCGATAGCAAAACCAGTGCTCCCGTTATGGGGCACTATAGTCCCGGTATCTAGGGTGGTTGTGTTTACCCCAATTGACGCGGTGGCACTGCCTGCATCGTAGGCCACAGCGACTACATAGGGCGCGCTGGTTGTATAGGCACTTGTGCTCTCAAGCTCAAAGGCACCAATAGCACCATGAGCAAGGTGGACACGGCGCAAGGCGTCACTGAATAGCCACATGGAGCCGGTGCCCCGGGTCTTGTGTGCTGCAATTGTCAACCAGTTTTCATCGGTGTTGGGGTAGACGAGCGCATAAAGGGTGTAGCTCGCGGGAAGAATAAGGCTCTCATTTACAACCATAGCCTCGGCTGTACCGTTGCACTGCAAGGCTGGTATGGCTGGAGTGCCCGTGGTATTGAGGGTCACAGCTCCCAAGGACACAAAGGAAGTTCCGTCAGCCCCATTGTAAAATTCTAGGCTACGGGCCGTGGGCACCGTGTTCCCTGCGTCAAAGTGCATTACCATGCCAGGTATGCCAAAAGCTCGGGCCTCCAGGTCACTTGGGCTAGTATAGCCCACTCCGCCCGGGCCAGCGTTGGTTTTAAGGACAAGACTCATTCGGATACCTCTTGATGGATTAGGAAATTAGGAAGAACCTGCCCAGTAGCTGGACAAGCGTTTAAGGCACTGTCGAAAATACACGTTCGTGGCCCAGCATCCCGGCCCTGCGCTGTATTAGTACCCCCGTCCCACGCAGCTCGAACGCGCAGGCTCCCAGTGTACAGGCTTTCAAGTTCAAAGGTAATTTGGTTCGGGGGCAAAACCTCTATGGACCCAGCGGCAATCTCGATAGCACTGTTCACACTATCGATACAGGACAACCCGAAGTTTCCAGGGTCACTGACAATATCAGTTCCGATATGGATTGGCCCAACAGGGGCATCTAAAGTTAGGGTAACCCGAAGTCCAGTTACTTCAACAGACTCAATTTTGAGGTGCTTTACAGTGTTCTGTCCATGTAGAGTTTTCTCGCGTATCTTAGCAGCATAATAGCCCGAGCGTGAGCGGTGGGTATCGCTAGCCGGATGGAACAGGTCCTGAAAATCAAACATGTACTGGGGGCCAACACATATGAACCGGCTATCCACGTCTTCGGCTGCGTTAGCAAAGGACTGAGACGGCCCAGAAAGTTCTCCGCTATTAAAAATTCCGCGCTGCATAACCAACCAGGGACAAGTATCTGTGCCGGTGACGCCAAGCGCACTTGTATCGGACGTGAAGTCCACGAGAAGCTCTGCCAGGTGCGCGTCATAAGTGATTTTGCTGTCCGCAGAGGTATCCCCAACTGGGCTAGCGAGGCGACTGTTGTTTTCTCCGCCGTCCCAGATTACTGCTTCCAGAATAAGGGTTTTGCCATTGGCATCACACCAGGTCTTTAGAGCGGTGAGTGAGGTAATAGCATTAGTATAGGGGACAGACCCCTTTTTAAGCCCACTGTAAGCTGTATTGCCCTTGCCAGTGGTAACAATATGGTATGTGGAGCCGCCAGAGCGACCAGCGGGTCCGTTCAAGGCCCAGGCCAAGGAGAGCAGCCCAGTTTCACCGAAGTTGGCACTGTAATAGGCCTCTTTAGCATCGACTAAGGTCGTCAAATCGCCAGTCACTAGGGACGTACTCGCTGCTGGGTCAAAGGGCCTGATGCCCTGGGCCCACATTTTAATAGCCGCGCTTGGGGCACTGGTTAGGATAGCCTCAGCTCCACTGTTACAGCCCCCTACGCTAAGGCTTTGGCCCATCATGACGATCGCACGCACATAGCTGTCTTGGACTTCGTCTCCAACGCCCGTGAACTCCGCATACTTAAAGCCCCCTCCAGCCATTGAGGCCCGTACTAAGCCAGGGGCTACCAGCTCGACCCCTGTTGGCGTGGTCCTAAAAATTGACAGGGGGCGCTCAGCTAGGGCGTCCGTCAGTATAACCTGTTCACTAGTCGCACTTTCAGCATCGGTAACAGTGCCCACACGAGCCATGGGGGCTTTGGTCACAGGAGTGTAAAAATTGCCATCGGTATGCATACCCCCGGCCACGGCCCCGTTAGCACTTTTAAGGGGCATCGACCAGCCACCTTGCATTCCGTTGAACTCACTAATCCCGTCGCCTGCAAAGCGGAGCCGCGCCTCTTTCTGGTCGTACCAGGCAATCAGGGTTTCGTCCTGGCCCGCGATAACTGGAACAATACCTCTAGTAGCCGGGACTCCGCTAGCCACTCGGTCCACCTTAGCATTCACAGCATCAGTTGAGGGCAGTGACAAGCTCTGGCTAACCGCGGAACCTGTGACATTTTTATATAGGAGGGCAAAAACGTCTCCGGAGCCCTTAACCATAAACAGGTCGCCGTCCACAGTGTTGGCTAGGCCGATAGTGGTGGTGTCATACAGGCTAGCGCCCATGCCCTCTAGCTCGGCTAAAATTTTCTGGAGATTTTTGACCCCAGTTCCGCCAGGCGTGGTGTCACTTCCAGGGGCATCGTTGACTATACGATCAACAAAGGACACATTTTCATAGAACTTGTTAATGTCTGCGGTAAGCTCTGCGGCGGTTCGTGTAGGCATTATTAAAGTATCCCCGGATAGACGGTCTCTATTGAAGGCTCTAGTTCTTCATTTAACTGGAAATAACTGTATAGGCCCATTAATTCAATATAAGCCAAAAGGTCCCCGTACGATACCAGCATTTCTGAGCTAGTGCTTGGCACCCTGACTTCTATGACCCGCACTTGGGGGATCGAGCCCGCGTTAAACTGCTCAACATTTATGTCAATGCTATCCGTGTTGAACCTAACGGGCACATCGAATTCAAAGCCTATCTTTAGAGTGCCAGTGCCATTAAACCCAGAGGGGTCCGAGGGCCCGAACATAAACTCGCCGGTGTTCTCGTCCACCACACAGTATCCTGTTATGTCAGCCCCGTTGTACTCAGCCTTAAAGCTCCCTGGAACAATCTTGCGTATGACTCTAGTGTACTGGAACCCACCAGACGAGTAAACTTTGGTACTTTGGAACATCTGACCCATGGTTGTGGGGACCCCCATGTCCTGGTCACTAGCCTGAACTTCGCTATTGGGAGCGCAAGACTTGCAGTCTGCCCAGTCTTTCCACCTAAAGCCATAGAGCCGCCCCAGGCGCGTTTCGAAAAACGCTAGAACGTCATGCAGGTCATCAATGTCGCGGATACCCAAGCCTGCGTCATATTCACGACGGCTGTCCGCCCACACTGAGTTCCGCTCTTCGTAGCCTGAACGCAGGGTCACAATATCAGTGCGACGCCGTGGACCCCCTGAGGACCCACGGCTGATTGACGTTGGGAACTGAACTTCATGAAAATCAGCCATTAGCTATTCCTTTGTCCACGTGCCAGCATACGCTGGGCTCGGGCGGCCATCTGGCCCTCAGACCTACGGAAGCCCTCGACGTCCGGAGTGCTGATATTGAAGACCACCGTGTTGCCAC